ACGTTCAATGTGCTGTTCGATGCTGCCATCCATTTTGTGCCTGGTGATCTCCTGTGCAGTCTTGTAGACATAAATAGAGCAAAGAGACTCAGAGGTCGTAGTTTTGCCTTCTGAAACAGGGTCAATGGAGGCGTAGTAGGTACCAAACTCAGGGTCTTTGATGGGGCGCTCATAGAGCACTACCACACCTTCCTTGTCCTGGGTTTTGGGAGAAATGGGAAACTCTGAGATGGGAAGCTTGCGCGACTCACGCGCGCTGACCTTGTTGTTGTCATCCCTGTACAGCTCCACAAACTCGCGGTAGTAATCTCCATCTTCAATCCTGCGTATCTGCCGGCTGATAAGGGCCAGTGGAAACTTGGAGACTTTTCTGTAGGCAAAGGCCTCTTCAATGTTGATAGGTTTCTGAGAGATACGCAGCTGGTAGTCCTCTGGCTTGAGTTTCTTTTTCCACTCTACGCGTTCTGCAAGGATCATCTCCAGAGCCTTTTCTACCTGAGAGTTTCCATACTGATCAATGCAAGGTTGCATACTCCACTGCTCAGGGATGAACAGTCCGCACTGGGCAATCTCACCTGCTTCATTGAGCAGGTTGGTCTCTACAGCCAGCACGTCCTTGGAGTCAGGGTTTAAGATCAACTCTTTGAGCGGTTCACACTGCTCCAGATCACCCACAGAGCCTGCCGCCACGAACATCCCCGTGTAAATCATGCCCGATTTCATGGCAGGCAGCAGGTACTCTATGGTTTCATTCATGCGTGGTGCAATACCTGCTTCCTCGTGAAAGAAGAAGGTACAGGGACCACCGACACCGTTGGTGGGGTCTTTTTCCAGCGCAAGTCCAAAGATAACACTCTTCAGACCCACGTCGCGCTTCTTACCACCCTGGCTCACTTCAATTTTCTGCTCCCAGTTGAGCACCTTGTCAGGGTTGGAGGGACGGTACCAGCCGGTGTGTGTGTTCAAGAAGTTGCGGTACTCCTCCAAGAAGCGCCAGGTTCCTTTTTCGTTGATGTAGTCTTTCAGAGAGCCTGCCATCTTGTTGACAGCACCTTCCTCAAACCAGTACAGATTAATGATCTTGGCAGAATGGTAGTAAGAGGACGCGATCTGACGTTTCTTTAAGATTGCGCAGTGTTGGTAGCTGTGTTTGGCAATGTCTTCATAAAGGGCCATGTGGTACTGCGCGTCACGCACGTCGGCAAAGGTGAACTTACTTACCTCCTTGTTGTAGATGGGAAGGAAGTTGAGCCACATGTAGTAGTCACGGGTCAGATACCAGGTGTTGGAAGCACCGTGCATGATCACCCCGTTGCGGCAGCGGTCTTTTTGTGTATTCCAGTAGTAGACAAAGTCTTTGCTGCGGTTAGGCGCAGTTGTGTAAACACGATGCTTGTTAAAGACTTTAGCCTGTTCGTTGAACTTCTCAGAAGTACTGTCAAACTGGTACTGACCCGGTTCCTTGAACATACTCCACAAAAACTTGACAAACTCGTCCCTTGTCGCAAACTCAGTGTGCGACCAGGTGTCTGTAACAGCGTGGTATGTAGGAACTTTGATGTACATTACTTAGATGCAGACATGCAGAGTAACAGTTCTGGATCTCCATTGCTGTCTGCAATATGACGCATAAGCACTTTGATGTTTGAATGTCTCAAAATCGGGTGCAAAGACTCCTCTGCATTGAAGTAGGCCTTGTGGTCATCCCTATGGTAGGCCGCCCACAACTTGGTGTAGTGGTTGTAGTGAAACACCCAATCGTAAAGGTTCTGGTTTTTGGACATGGTTGTAAATTTTGGCTTAACCTTGGTCGTATGCAATGTGCTGCCCACCTCTCACTTGTGATTTCTGTTCCTCCATCAGGTCCCTGTAAGCACCCTTAAAAGACTGGCGGATCTGGTCAAACTTGGCAGCTGCATTGACCAGTGAGTTGATGTTACCATCGCGACCGTGTTCAATGGCTGTGGTTTCCATATAGCGCGCAAGACGGTCCAGCATGTGTTTGATGCCCATAAAAGCCCTGTAGGTAGGTGTCTCGTAGAGCTTTTTACAAAACTCCAGGGCCTTTATAATCAGCTCATCTTCTGTAGAGAAAGTTGACTGCAGCTGTGAAAGGATTAGTTCTTCTTTTTCATGTTCAGGTGTGTCAAAGAAAGGGTTAATATCAGGGTTGGGGCAGGTCATGTAAAACAGGTAAGCGTACACGTCCATGTAGTCTTCTGTGTACTCTTTCATGATCTCTTTGAGTACGTTAAGGGTGAAGCAGTGTTCTGAGGGAACGATCCTGCCACTTTCTATGTCAAATAGTTTAATCATGACTTCTTGTGTTTTTGCAGCTTGGCTGCGTTGTCTTTATACCAGGTAAGAATGGAAAGCACCTCTTCTTTGAGATAAGGCAACTCATAAGGAACAATGTCACGGATAATGAAATCACCGCTGGCGTCTGCTTTAAGTACAGGATATCCATACTCATCTTTTTGATCCTCCTCTTCAAAGAGGATGTGGTGAATGGTAAGCTTACCTGGCTTCAGTGCAGGGTTGTGCTTTAAGATCATGTACATGTAAATGGATAGCTGCAGGGTGTAGTGATTTAAGTTGCAGTCGTCTAGGTGAGACACCGGTGCCAGCATTTTCTGAGAAACACCCTGCCAGTTCTTAAAGCTTTCAGTTTTGATTTCCTTGTTGGTCTTGTAGTCTGTGATGTGAACCAGTCCATCAGCAGCTTCTACCAGATCGCTCTGACCGCATATCCCTGAAGAACGCAGGTAAACCATGTGCTCAGGGTAGATGCCTTCAATGAGTTTTTGAGAAGGCGCCACTTTTATACCGGTTTCATCCTGCATGGGGCGTATCACAGGCAGTTCTTTACCATACCTCACAATGCTCTGGCAGCCCAGAATATCACGTTCACGCTGGTCATGGTACCAATTACCTAGGTTACAGGCACGATCAGCCTCCTTCTTCCAGATCTGCTGAATCTGATCAGGTGTCATACCAAACCATTTAGAACGTTTGTTATTGGAGCTTTTCTTAGACATAACCTTTCCGTCAAAGGGTTGCTTAAGTGCGCCTAGAAGGGTTGTAACGCTAATCCACTGTGTGGTGTCATGAGGGTCTATTGATGTGTAGGTGTGTGAAGAGGGTTCAAAAAGTATGCTCATAGGTTGTTTTGGTTTTCAATGCTTTGCTTTAAAAGGTCTTCTTCTTTCTCACTGAGAATTGCCTCCCAGTAGCCCTCAGGGCAGGAAGATGACAGTGACCTAAGTTTGAACTTCAGCGAGCAGCCACACTGCGGACAACAAGGGTGCGTGCCTGGGGCAACGCAGTTTTTCTCTCCTTTACTTTTGAAAAAAGGGCAACTCTGGCAGATGGCCATGCGGTGGGTAAATACCTGTTCAACGTGTTCTTTTTTGAACACTGCGTTGGTAATGCCTTCCATAATCTGGTTACGGTTCTTATAGATCTTGATCAGCATAGCGTTTTTCTTTAAGAATTTGAACTTCCTGGCGACGTTGCTCTTCTTGTTCCATGATCCGCAGGGCTGCTTCAAAAGACTCAATGTCTTTTTTAACCACCATTCTTTTTTCAAAAGCGTTGAGTGAGCCTGCATTGTCAAGCTTTTTAAGGTAGTTGCTGTACTTCTCCAGCTTTTTGAGCACACGTTTTTTCTTCAGCACAAAAGTTCCCAGGTTAGGAACGTTCACTGCGATGTTTTGCAGGCTGCCCAGGCGTTTTTGAACATGATTATAAAAGAAGGCAACGATGTCATCGACCTCACCTGGGTCTCTGCCCAGCTTTTCAGCTGCCAGCATGGAGAGTTCTTTACGCTTTAGAGGATTCAAGGGCAAGAAGGTTGTAGTCCAACAAAATGTTTCCTTTGCGGTGGATGTCGATAGAGGGTGTGATCATGATGAGCTTTTTGTTGTCACGGCTCTTGACCACGATCTTTCGCTTTTCCAGCTTGGAAATGCGGTTGCGTACGTTCTGAGCACGCACAGAGAACTCTTCTGGCTCCATTGCGCCATATAGAACCTTGGCAGCAGCATTGCAAAACTTGCTCAGCTCCACCGGTCCCCATAGCGCAAGCATGGTGAGAATCTCAATGTCTGAAGGGATCAGGTGTTCTTTCCTGAAAAAGATAAGATTAGTGATCACTTGGTACTTGACCAGTTCATAAGGGGTGACCCTAATCTTTTTTTGAACTTTGTTTACTTCCATGGTTTTTGAAGGTTAATACCATTCACTCAGGAGTTTCACCTGAACACTCTCCCAACTTTGTGGCTCCTGCGGGAGCGTGAAGCTGCAGTTCCACCCAACTGCGGAGAGATGCTTTTTCTACGCTTACATCAGTGTCAGGTACATTTACTTACGTTGTTTAGGTGTCCAGTTTATTAGCAAAAAAACTGGACATTGGTAGCGGGCGCAGGGGTCGAACCTGCCACACATCTGTGGTTATGAGCCACGACTGCCACCAGGGCTGCCCGCATAAGCGTTACTGTTCGCCAATAATGCTGCTGATCTTTAGCAGCGTCTGCTCAGTAGCATGTGCTTCCTGGTCAATGCTGCGTTTTTCATTCTCCAGCTCCTGGATTTTTACAGCCATGGCCAATGAGGCTGTGACTTGTTCATCGTGAAGGGTGGAAAGCTCTGTAGACATCTGGTAGAAGGTCTTCAGAATGCTGTGCCGCTTTTGCTCCAGCGCTGCAAAGCTGTGACGAGGAGCTCTTAAAAACAGGTTGAGAAAAAATCTGATCATTGGTTTTGGGAGTTAAAGAATTGAGGTTAAAGGAAAATCACCACACAAGGGCCACATCGCGTTCAGCAATCATGAGCTTTATCTGGCCATCTTCAAGATGAACCACTTCTGCATGATGCAGGTACTGAGCAGGTACAAAGACCCTATCACCAACACTCACTTCGGTGACTTCACGACCGGTGGCGTAGACCTCCAGTCTGGTCCATTTGCTCATCATCTCCCTTTCCATTTCAGCTTCTGCTTCAGCAGAGAGCTGGATCTTGGATTCAGGTTTTTCAGGTTTGTTTAGCAGGATTCTTGTTCCTAGCAGTTTACTAAAAGGTGTTGACATAGATTAGGGTTGGTTTAAAGGGAGAGCCACTAGCAGGAGTCGAACCCACAACCATCGCAGTACAAATGCGCCGCGCTACCAATTGCGCCATAGTGGCTTGATTTTTCTAGGATTGAACAACGAACTCTGTAAAGTTTAAGCAAGTAAAAGTTAAACTTTAGGTGTTTGGTTTTTCATTAGGGCTTTCTTCTTCTGTAGTAGTGTTGGTCAGATTTGCAATGATTACAAGGGCCTGCAAACGTCTGGCTTCTTCCTGTACAGCCTTGCTTTGATACTCTGCAAGCGTTGCACGCAGTTGTGCAAGCTCTATTTGGCTTTTGTACCACGCAATGACTTCATCGCGGGTAGGTTCCTGGGGTGTTTGGTTTGGTTCTGACATAGGGGGAGGTTT